TGATCTTCGTTACATCTAATGGTTCATCAATATTCTTGTCGCCTGTTCCAATAAGAATTGCTGATCCGCCAAACAAACGATCAAGCTGCATTGCTCGCATTATCTTTGAGCGAACCTTTAATGCCTTTTCTAAAGCATAAAGTTTCTCTGCTTGTTTATCTTTTGCTTGCCAAGTTCTCCATTCCCTCGTTGCGTCTTGGGGAACAATGTCAACGATCTTTCTTGGTAGCCAGTCGCTTGCATACATTGCAAGACATTCTGGCCCCGACATTGGGGTTAAATCCCAAACCCAATTTGCGGACTTATCTTTACTTGGGTGACCGATCTTGCTGACAAGATTCTTCAATCCATCCCGCGCTTGCAACATCAATTCTACAGGATGGAACATCTTGAATTACCTTCTATCTTAGCACCAGACCAATCTTGAATCTAAAAATAAGCCTTCGAATTTATCATAATTTATAAGATCGTAAACAGCATTCCAATTTGGATTCATGGTGTGAAAGTACACCCTCCAACAACCTTTGCCAACTTTAATTAATTCGAAACTCATTTTCTGCTCTTGAAGAAGTCGTCTATGAGATTTTCTTTATTGCCACCAAGAATTTCAAATAAATCAACACGCAAACCACCGAAATAGAAGTCCTTTCCACCAACAAAGAAATCAAGAAATTCATCAATAAGCTTTCTTTGCTCGTCTTGATAGGCCGGAATGGTTCTATCTCGCAAATTGTGTCCAAAATCTTCGTTCATCTTAGCACCACACTATGCCATTATCAGTAAACAAGACTTCAAACATGTCATATAACAAGTCGTCTGCGTTTTCATCCACCTTAAATATGAATTGTCCATGACTATATTCAATACTTAAATTCTTAGTAACTTGAATAATCTCACCTTCATCAATTTTCATTAGTCAATATAATCCGCCATGCTCTGTCCTTTGCGCGCGCCCTCAAGCGCATAGCGCAACGAATCGATTACGTGATTGTGTTTGTCTTCCAAAATTGGCAAAATATCTTCCGTCTTAGGTTCGGTCTTCCATGAATAGAACGATAATTCATCTGCCGTGTGCTGGCAACTCGGATGAACGATAATGTCCCAAGATTTTAGGAACTCAATGCCATCCTCAACAGACCTAGGACCCTTGTCAGCGCCCACGATATTGAAGCCACGATTAGCCACATAAGAAATAGTGTCAGGTCTAGCACTATCAGCACGAATAGGCCAATTGCGAGCACCAGGAAGTTTATCAAACAATTGAGGAATCTTATCAAGTTCGCAATGAAGCTGATATGCCTCTCTGTCAACATAAAGTCTTCGCCTCTTTTCATCTAGAAAACAACGAACTAACACTGTTGGGTCTTCTGCATAGCCCCAATCCGCACCAAAGAAAAAGCGAACGTCTTTCGGCGTTTCAAAGTGTTCAACTTTCCAGTTTCTAAAAACGCGCGCTTGGGACGCCTGCAAATACTTGCCACCCCAAACATGCGCGTAACGATCCGGGTCACGTCTCTGGTCGTAAACTCTCTCTTCTTCAAGTTCCGCCGGAAACCACGGATTATCGTACCATTCAGCCTCAACAACAATAGCGCGTGGCGGAAGTTCGCCCGCGCGGAAGAATTCATCAACCGGGTCATTACGATTCGTTGGGTTCCACGTTGCCCAAATCTCAGAACCAGCCTCTCTAAACGTGGGCCTAAGTATACTCCACGAGGATTTACTGAGCGAATGCGCTTCTTCAACCCAACAGCCATTGTAACCTTCTAAAGATTTAATAGAATTCGCATTGTGATTCTGCATCCCTTGAAAGATGATCACGCCATTGCCAGGAGTGCGAATTTCACTTTCCATCACATGAAAAAGGTGGCCAAGATTATACGCCTCAATCTTATCCTTAATCAGACGCATTGCAGACTGTTCAAGAGATTTTTGAATTTCACGAACACAAGCCCACCGTAAGCCAGGAACATTAAGGCATTTACGGATCAACAATTCTGCCATGAAATGAGACTTGCCACTTCCTCGGCCGCCCCATGCTGCCTTATACCTTCCAGGCTGTAATAATGGGGCAAAGACGCGCGGCGTCTCAAAGAAAAGTTGAGCTTTTTTAGGCGCAAGAAGATCCATTCCAGGCAAAGACATGAATGCCTGAATGCCTGGATCAACTTCATTTTGTTGGTCTTCAAAAGTCATGTGTGAAAAGCAACTCCGCCTCTTTTGCAAGCCTTATCAATAAGTTTCTTAAAATCATGATAAGAAATATCCACTGTGATTATCTTACCATTGTCTAGTTTAATTGAAGTAAACTCCCCATGACGCAAAACAGAACGAATGGTATTCACATTCAACAAAAATGTAGGGCTAAATTCATCAGAAACCTTCTGGTAAAATTGCTCTAGAAAAGTGACTTCAACAAATGCCAGCATTTACTCACCATCGACTTTTGGACGGAAAGTAATTCCAACATTGTTCATTTTTCTGTGGTAATCTATAACCCAAGGACCACCTTGTTGGCCGGTATCGGAAACATCGAAAAGAAGTTTTACAACTCCATTTTCAGATGCTCCCGATCCGACTATTTCAAAAGGAATCAAGCCGATAGCATAAACCAAAGCCTCAGGAGGAATTTCAATCTCTGCTATCTGCCGATCCATTTGAATTCACCTTGCGCGCTTGAAAGCATCCGGAACAACAACTGTGCCGGACAAACAATCAGACAGGTACTTCTTACGGTCCTTACCCTTCAGACCATTTTCCTTCATGTAAACGTGCCAATACTTGTTGCACGAAACCATAAGCTGCTGTTGCGGAGAAGGAGGTTTTGCATCAGCAACAAATGAGAAAGAAGTGGCAAGGGAGAAGACTAGGAAGGCGAATAAAAACTTCATGACTTTAACTCCTTATTTCTACGATCTGTGGATACATTTCAGTCTTCTTTACTAACTTCTCTATCCAAAGTCCAAGATTCCGGAACGGACAAAGCAACTCCGGTTTCATTATTAACAAAGACTGCAAAGGAATAGAATGATTTCCACCCATATCTAAGAAACCTTCAAATTCTCCCGGAACATCAGTGGAAACCAAAGTAGTAACAACAGGTGGGCCATCTGGAACCTTGTCAACAAAAACGACTGTTGTGTTATTGGTGCTCATAGTGGAATTTCTCCATCGATGTCGGAAGCATTAGGAAGTTGTTGTTGAGGTTCATAAATCGGAACCTCTTCGATTACTTCCGGAGTGTCTTTATCAACGGCATTAAATTCGTGGTCTTGTGGATCATATCGCGGTTCACGTTGCGGTGTCACATCGACTGCTGAAGCGTCAATTGATCCCTTATAATTGTTGCGCGGATCAACGATCACATTGGTGATGTTGGCAACAACTGGACCTTGGGGCTTTTGAACGCCTTGAACGCCTAGAATCTTAGGATAGATGTACACATAAAATGCGTATTCATTCCTTTCATTCTTTTGCAGCCACTTAAACATTCCCTGAACCCCACCATTCATTTCGAATAGCGCGGTTAGATTCTCTCTTGCGAGTTGTTGAATCTTGTTGACTGATCCAACTGGACGGCCACGTGGGCGCTTTTGAATTTGCGCCTGATCGCCTGTTATGTCTGCTACTGGATTCATTTGTTTTTCAGTAGATAAATGGTTAAAAATCGAAAAGAGTGCAATAATCTCTTATCACAACTCTTTCCGACTTGCATTCTTGATAGTTTGCAGCCCCAAGGGTGCGGGACAAGGAAGCTGCAATCATATCAAGAGCAATCATTAAAGCCTCTGTGGTCCAGGCGAGTGATTTGGAAAGTCAGGGCCTCACAGACTAAGCCGGCCGACGCCACCAGCTTCAGGACTCTCACCACAGAGGCTTGGGAAGCCCAAGGACAGGCATCTGCCCATCAGGCTCCCTTAGCACGGCCAGCGGTCTGCTGGGCCATGCGCTCAGCCACCTGGGCATTCCCGGCGGCATCAATGTCTGCCTGCTTAGGAGACGGCTGGGCGGCAGCCGTAGGGGGACCCTTGGCTTCATGCTTCTTTGTGTAAGCCTTGTGATGCTCTTCATCCTGAAAATATCGAACAGTGTTTGGAACACTGTTATCGACATAAACAGAAGCATCAGAATAAGGATGTGAACGCGCACCACGTCGCACAATTTGTGCTTCACGACGGTTACGCTGTTCGGCTTTCTTAGAAACAGCAGCCCGCCATTCATGATCTTCAAACTCACCATGAATGACAGGATGAACATTAGACATATCAACCATAACATTTTGCTCCCGTTGAGCGAAATTCCGCGATGGGGCAACGCAAAACCTTTGCCACGCCTCTAGAGCATATAGTAGGCTTTGGCCACTTGGCAAGCGGCACAAGCCAATCGCGCCAAAAAACACATATTTATGTTGGATACATTCTGTCAATATAAATTACACTCAACTTGCAAAGAATTGCAATGATTCCAAAAATCACAACAATCCAAATTGCATTAAATTTTTTCTTCTTTGGTTGTTGAATTTCATAAATCTTTTCCTTATAAATTGGAAACAAAAATTTGCGCATTTTCTTCCTCACAAAAAATGATTTGGGTTCACAGGGGTACAACCAGCTTGGCCGCAAATGAACCTTGGGGGTGGGGTAAAGTGGGGTTAAACGCATGAGTTCCCGGTTCCTATATAATTTAATCCTTCTTACCTTCTTTGATTTGATTCTATCTACGTAGGAAACTGACGCGTTTTACCCCAGAAAACAGGGTGTATTTTACAAACTAGAGCATATACCCTTAACCCTAGAACCCCTCTCTCCCCTTCAACAAACTAAGCAAGTCATACAACTCAGGAGCCGCTGCCATTATTGTGCCTACTTGTGCCGAAACAAAAGCTTCCGCGTCTGGTCCGGTTAACATCACTCTATGATCACGACATTTTACGCCATTCCAATCTCGATTCTTAATTTGTTCCCATCCAATGTGCCATCCTGCTGTTTCAAAAACCTTGCGAATGGTTGATGTTTTTTCAAGATATTTCATATCTTGTCCATTATACATGAATTGCTTCAAAACATTCTGAGCCTGCCTGTCGGTTATGGCTACTAAACGATCTGCGTTATCTTCCTTGATTTCCCTTGCTGCGTCATACAGCAATCTCATTCCAGGCGAATAACCATCTTTCACAACATTATCTTTGGCTTCTGATCCAGGCGCAATTTCACCACGTTGGAAATATCCAACTCCACCGGGCAACATTTGTAAATCGCACCAATGTCGGATAAGACTTAATCCACCGCGCTTTTCTAACCAATCGAAAAAATTGTTCCAATATGTGAACGGTTGAACTTTTTCAGTGACGAAAGGCACGAACCACCTGCGATCTCCCGCGCTTACCTTCAGCGCGTTCGTGCTGTTCGACATAACGAACATATGAGTCCAATTTTCGACCTTATAAGTATTCATATACTTCTTATTGATGTCGATATGAGTATCCGTTATGTAACTCTTAAGTCTATTATAGGCTTTCGAAGAATGCCCAGCGTAAATCTCGTGGACTACTGCTAGTCTTTTATTGCCGACCCAGTCGTTAAAGCTTGAGTCGACAATATTCGATTCGTTCGGGAAAGAACAGTTTGTTACTCCGACAAGTGGAGCCAAGATTCGCTCGCCAAGGGTATCCTTTCCTACGCCCATTCTTTCACTGATCAACAACACGCCAAATGTCATGCGAATGTCAGGACGCGAGATCAATGTCGCAATCCATTTCTTAAGATTGTGACGATCACCTTCACTTGGAATAAGAATTTTAAGAAAATCCAACCAAGGTCTGATTTCCTCAACATTCTCATAAGGAGTTGCTTCAATAAGTGAAGGAACATAAGTATTCAAAACAAGATTGCCTTTAACTCCTCCACCTTGAATAATTCCTGATTCTTTTGTTGGATCATATGTGAGCTTGATTGACTTGCTTGAGTTGTGCCGTTGCAGCTTGTCGGCTGTATCCTTTGCGTCTGAAAACGGCTTTACAAGATTATTAAATCCTTCCTTCGTGTATTGCTCATGTGGCAGGTGTTTATTGATGTAAATTTCAGGCTCAACAGAATGAATCCATTCCTCGCCAAAGTCTCTTGTGATGGCGATCAGCGGCCTGCCGCGAGTTCCTGTTTCGATTACTTGCGTTGCCCAAGTGGCGGGACGGGCTAGATGCAATAGTTTAGGGCCGTTGTAGTGCTTTACTCCAGTTTCTTGGCTAACTTTCCACAATTCTGGATGATCAGGAAAAGGATCGGCCATATCCCAATGATTAGGCCAACGATAATCGAAATAAATTCCCTTCATACTTCTTCTGTAATGCTTGCTAATAGTCTCCAATGCCTCCTTTCCAAGGTAATCATTATCGCAAACATAGACAACATCTTTGGATTCTCTTTTATGAAGTTCACTATAGTCTGTTCTGTGCGTTGCTGTTGCCCCGCCAATCATTCCCCAGTGTTCATAATCCTTCAGATCTTCATACCAAACATGATCCCTTTCTTCCTTGTCCACAATTCTTTGTGCTGCTTGTGCTGCTTTGGCGCCTTCATGCACCATGATACTTTTACAAGTGGCAACTTTTGGCTTGAAAAACGGAAGCCCGCCCTCAGGCTCCATTTTACGCCATTCCATGTCAGACCAGTAAGTGTAAGGAATGAACTGTCTTTCATTGTCAACATCATCGTATCGATGCTGGACCATCTTGACGTTGCCTGTTTCTTGGTTATAAAACAGGTATACCTGCGAGTCGGAATGCTCGCGCATAAGCTTTTGGCGAAGCTCAAGCGCATTGATTTCAGTGGATTCTTTGTAAATAGGGAATTCGCGCCCAACGAATTCTGCTCTGATTAGTTCCTGTTCAGTCTTTAAAGGAAGCCAGGACTTATGTTCTTCTTTGGTTTCTATGGTGCCATCTGGCAGAACCTTAAGGATTACTTTTTCGACGTAGTATTTACTCCCTTCTTCCTTGACCATTGCTCTTTTAAAATTGAGGACATGTGCGCCAATTCTGTTAAAGTAAGCAAGCAATGATGCTGGAAGGTCTTTTTCGTGGACGGAATTCATTGTGGGTTTCCTTGAATAATTCTTCGATTTTTCTTAAAAGTCGTCCGTTTGGACGAAATCGCGAAAAAATATGATAATGGGGCTTGTGGCCGGGCGCAAGGGGCGCTAGATTGATGGTTCGACGCGGCGCTTGGTTCGCCAACCATTCGCTGAACTGCCTTAGGGGGTGGGTCAGGGTGGCTTCAGCTAGAAGCCATGCCTGATTTGAGATATAGGAAAGTGAGCCATCCACCTATGAAACATACACCAACTTAAAGACGATGGCTACGGTGTGTGTTTTTCCTATACTTGTTGTGGTCGGACAAGAGGCTTGGCGGCTTGCCGATCTATAATAGCCAAGGCGTGGGAATGGTTTCAGGGGCGCCCTTGCGCCCCTAACTCGGCCGAGGGAACCATTCCGCTAACACGCGCGTTATGCGTTGTTGGGCCGTCCTAATCCGCGCTGGAGCCGTTTCGGTATAGGCGCTAAAGGATTTAGAAGTCATTATGACTCATTTATTCGGGCATTGCGAGTGCTTTGAATAAATGCAATTGAATGATCAATTGTCTAACCGGAGATGAAGACGGTTGTCACCAACGAGTAGCGGCAACAGTGGACCTAGGGCATCGGAAGGTTACGAGATTGGCTTTCTGGATGCCCTAGGTTTCTCCATATACATATCTAGCTCATATACATATATAGCTCATATACATATATAGCCAATTTCGGAAAGGGCCTTCCGCTATGGCAAACGAAAATCTTGACGCTCTTCGTGCCTTGTATGGCGAAGATAAGATCAACGATATCGATCCTGAATATCTTCGTGAAATAGAAGCCGAAGAAGCTCTTTCTCCAAGAAAAGTAAATTCCGACAGTCTCAAGGAAGTTACCAAAGCTTGTCGCGATGCGGCAGACCTTGAGCTTGATATTCAATATCTTAATGAACGGCTTAACGAAGCAAAAGAATCTTTGCGTCGTTTGACACATGAACGCATTCCTGCGCTCATGGAAAAAGTCAACATTAAAGACATCACAATCCGCGGCGGTGGAAATCTGCCCGATAAAAAGATCACCCTTAAAACTTTCTGCTACGCAAACATTGCGGCAGGTTGGGATGCGCGTCGGCGTGAACAAGCCTTTGAGGCTTTGCGCGCAACGGGCGATGGTGGTCATTTGATAAAAAATACTTTTACGTTCAAATTTCCAGCAGGAAGCGAGAGCGAAGCCCGAATCTTGGCAGAGTTTGCTAGAAAGGGTGGCCTTGAATTTGAACAAATTGAAGCCGTCCACACTCAAACTCTTTCCAAGTGGTTGCGCGAGCGCCGCAAGAAAGGTTTGCCACATCCGCCATTAGATGTAATTGGCGGGAGTGTTGGGCAAGAAGCTGTTATTAAGGACGTATAAATATGCAAGAATATGACTCAACTCATATTCTAGACTCATATTACTACTTTAAATATTACGACTGTAAGGAGCCAGAAAAAATGTCACCGTGGCAACCGATGGAAACAGCACCAAAGGACGGAACGAAAATTGATCTTCTTTATCCGTATCCGCGGAACAGAATGATTGATGCGTTTTGGGATCACAATATGATGTGGGTTACTAGAGAACCAAGATGGCGCGTTGATGAAAAAACTAATGAATTAATCCTTCTTCCAGAAAAAGAATGGGATTGGGTTACTTATTCAGGAATGGAACCTCTTTGTTGGATGCCTTGTCCAGAAATGCCCGAGGGAATTTCTTTTAAATACTTTGAAGAGGATAACTCTCTGTGAAGACTCTTGATGATTTCATTGCATTTTGCAATAAATGTATCACCAGAAGGAAAGTTTTTCTTGAGGCAGCAATGGCAGAAAACATCAGGGTTATAGAATATAATGTAGCAAGCAGTGTAGATGTCACTGATGATTATATTGAAATGTTTCAGAAAGAGATTGCAACTTTCGAAGAGCTTATCTCTGATCTGAAGGATGCAACATCATGACAAAATCAGAGTTTATGGGAGCTTTAGAAGCTCTTGCTGAAAGAGCGTCTAAATCAGACAACAACGAAGTAAAGTTTTCTTCCGTAGTTCTCTTTACCATTGGCGGTTGCCTCTGTATGGGAGAGGGATTTTTGTTTCCTTTGTTAGAGGCTTCTGAGAAGGTTTGCTTTACTAATCTTCAAGCTGTTGATCGTCATGAACTGGATGATGCGTTTTACCGATCTTAACGAAGCGAAAGGACACTAAAGTGGCACTTGATACACAAGAAATTGCGTTGCGCAATGCCAACGCTCTTACTTTCAGCGAAGATGATTTCGCTGAATTCGAAACTGATGCTGGCAAGGGTGTATCACAACGCCCCGAAGACAACATCATTCCGACTATTCGCGTGTTGCAGGCAAACTCTCCGGAGTGTAATGCACAAGGCCAGCGTTTTATTATGGGTGCGGAACCCGGTGCATATCTTTTTAAGTCTGCACATCCCATTGTGATTAAACCAAATCCAGGCTTTGTGTTCGTTCCTTCCGTTCTTGATTTGAAATGGTTAGAATTCAATCCGCGTTCCCGCGGCGGTGGCTTTGTTGGTTCTCACAAGGATCGGCCAAGTGATGCCGCGTTGCGAGAAGATGACAACGGAAGAAAGTTCTGGCTCCGTCCTTCAAGTAAGACTGAAGTTGCAGAGTTCCGCTTCCGCTATGGTTTCTGGATTCCCGATGATGGAATGCCAGTTGCTTGCGCAATGAGTTTTACTGGCACAGGTCACACAGATTGTCGGGCTTGGGAAAGCCTGATGAATGAGTTGTTGACGCCCGGTGGGGCCAAGTGTCCGGCATGGGCGGCTGCCTATCGCATCACTTCCCGTGCGAAGACCAATGCCAAGGGTCAGTGGATGGGGAGCGACATTCAGCGTGAACGCAAGACAACTCCGGCAGAACGCAACCTTGCGCGTGCGATGTATGATGCCTTTATCGAGGGCAAGGCGCGTGTTGATGAGGCTGGCGAAGTTGATGCAGAGTTCACTGAAGTGAGTCCGGCCGAAGGCCGTAACCAAGACTCTGCCTTCTAGAGTTTTACGTGAGTAGAAGCTAATACTTACGTAAAAGCGAGCGAGGAACGGTCCTGAGAAGAGTCGATGCCCCCCACATTACCTTCAACGGCTGTTCCTCGCTTTTTAGTTAAATTTATGGAAAATTAACATGAACAATCTTTTTAACCATTACAAATACTTCGCCAACTTCATGATGGTTTGTTGGCTTGCGCCTTATTGGCAGCTTATGAGTCTTTACAAGACTTCTCAAAAGTTCCTTTCGGACATCTGATTAAGAAAGCAAGACCATGAAAACTCCATCTGATGATGATGTTGCAACAGCCGTTGCCTTAGCAACTAAATTCATCGAAAATTGTGACGATGAGGATGTTGTGAATCTTTCTAAGAAATATAATGAAGTTTCACATGGGCACACAAACATTCAGGTTGATCTTGCTATGGCAAGGTTTATGGGAACTAAGTTTTCTTACCATCCTGATCCAAATATTGGACTTATGGTTTGTAATTTATTAATGCAATGGATGCTAGAAGCCGTAAAGATGGCAAATGAAAAGGAGGCGGAAAATGCAGTCAAAAACTGATTTCTTGAATGATCCTGAATTTAAGCGCAGGAAAGCAGAAGCTCTCAAAACTATGAATGATTTTCCAAGCGTTTTGGAATATCGTCAACACGTTTATCGCTTTGCAGACGATCTTTGTACTGCTATTGTGAAAGCAGCCGATGCTGACAAAGCACAGAGTCTTGCAAGAAGTATCGAAGATGTTCTAGAAAATTACAATATTTCTGTTGTAATCTTTGCTGTTGCGGCTGTTGTTGAATCTTTTGCAAGATCTTTTGAAGGATATTCAAATCCAACAATTATTTATGCAGGCTTCATGAAGATTGTTGATGAAATTCATCAGTTTCGCTCAGAGACTAAGGAGAACGACAATGGTAAGTAAGATCACTCCCTTTAAGGACCGTAAGCAACTTGCTGGACCGCATAATGAACCGGTTAGGCAAGCTCTAGAAAAGGTCCTTTATCCCGTTAATAAAGATGGAACTAGGCTTGTTGACGAAAACAATGAGCCTGTTGATGTCTTCCCTAAGGGCCATAAGGGATGTAGGTTTCATAAAAGGCATAATGATGAAACTGTAGCTGAAGCTATGCAGGCTTTAGATGCAGAAGAGTTTGGTTACGTTAAGAAGACTATGGTTTCGCGCGTTCGGGTTGAGAACTTCGGAAGGATTTATTTTCCACCGAAGCCAGTTGTTGAGCCAGTAAGCCAGCCGGTTACTGAGCCAACTACTGAACCGCCAGCTGCTATTATTAGCATTGTAGAGGAATACATCATTAAGCTTGTAAATGATTGTAAAGGCGATATTATTAAGCTTGTGAACGATTCCAACAACAATATTGGCAATAATACACATAGACTTAATGTACAGGCAAAGCGTCTTGATGTTCATGAATCTTTAATCAATGCTTATGCACAAAGGTTGACAAATCAAGCAAATCGTCTTGATGCACATGCAAAGCAAATTTCTGCCACTATGGAAGGTGATTTGAAGCTTGCAAAGCAGTTCTCTGAACTAGAAAAGCGCGTTGTTGCACTTGAAACCCATGTAATGGACATGGGAAAGGAAGCTGCCGAATTGGCAAGCTCCTTTCGCAGTCTTCAAGGCAAGACTGTGCCCATCGGCCCGTCACAAGATGCTGGCGCAAATGGGACTAATAAGCGCTAAGGTGACCAAATGATGGTCCTTTGTAAGAATTGTAGGTTTTTGCTTAACAAAGAACCAAATTCTCCTAGAAGAGATGTTTGGTATAACCACCTTTGTTTGGCAAGTCCTGTAGTGAGACTGGATTTTTATGATGGACCAAAGAAAGAATTTAAATTCTGTAGAGATGTGAACACGGACGGACATTGTCCGAAGTTTTCCTCTATCTCTTAAAAGGAGAAATAAAATGTCAACGACAGTCGAAATGGATATGCCGATTGATCTTCCTATCGAGAAGATTATTTCCCGTAAGGATGCCCGTAAGCTGGATGAACGCACCATCGGTGCGATAAGAATGTCAATTGAAGAAGTTGGTTTGCTTCACCCGCTTCGTGTTCGTCCGACCAAGATTGAGACTGCCCCTAATCAATTTGTTAATGGTTGGGAAGTCACTCTTGGGCGCCATCGTCTGGAAGCGCTTAAGATCATGGGTTCCGAGACGGTTCCGTGCGTTGTTGTCGATGATGACGACTTGCATGCCGAATTGGCCATGATTGATGAAAATCTCTGTCGTGCTGAGTTGTCTGCTGCTGAGCGTGCGCGATCTATTGCACGAAAGAAGCAGTTATATGATATTATCAACGGCGTAGCCGTTGAGACTTTCTCGCCTGTTCAAGATCATCCGGAGAACACTCCGATTGATGTTCTTGATGACGAAGTTCTGTCTGATAATAATGTCTACATTCCAGACGAATCTGATGTTCCTGTTCAAATGGAACCAGATGACAACAATGACACGTTCTTCAAAATCGAAAGTGATGTTCCTCCACCGCCTCGTGATGAGTCAACAGAAGACGAGAGGGACTTCTATAAGAAGACTGCTGCGCAGACTGGACGAAGCGAGAGTTCAATCAAGGCAGATCATAAGCGCGGTAAAGAGATTGAGCCGGATGTTCTGGCAACGATCAAGGGGACGCATCTGGACAAGGGGACCTATCTGGACACGTTGCGTGGCCTGTCGCCGGGGCGCCAGCGGGCCAAGGTGGAGCGGGACTTGGATGCGGAGCCTGAGCCTCGGAAAAAGAAGGTCAACAATATCAACAAGATTAACGCAACACGCAAGATCGCTCAGATTTTGTTCAAGTATGTTCCTAGTGGCGAGCATGATTCGGTCGAAGCTCTTCTAGAGGATTCTGATATTGAATCTCTCCTTATTCAATGGAATAAGGTTAGGGAAGCTGCTAACAAAGAAGCTTCGAAGAAGTAAGCGCACTTTGCAATAAAAATATGCAGAATCATTTGTGGGTATACACTGACGGGCAGTTTTCCTTTTTGGTATTACTGCTCTTCTTTGCCATCTTGGCTGCATTCATAGAAATGGCTAATAGGAGTGGAAAGTAAATGTTTAATCTAGCCTTAGCTTTCCTTGCAGGTTTGCTTATGGGAACTGGTCGCGTCTTGCCTAGCCTCTTTGTATTGTTGGCTGTTGTGTTCTTTTCCGGCCAGGACATCCTTAGTTGGATGCGGAGGAATGGACTATGATTAAGACCGAAAAGTTGAAAGTTAAGTCTAAAGTCACAAGTGTTAATGGAGGAATGGTCAACATTAATGGAGGCGGTATAAATTTCAGCGATGATGCCGTTTACCAAATGTTAAACATTTTCGAGAAAAAGCGCGATCCATATTGGTATAAAGAGCACGATAAATTGCTTCAAACTCTCTATCTTGTAAGGGATACCTTAGTTACGCTTTTTGAAGCAGACGACATCGGCGCTATCAGAAACAAGCTTGTTAATGTTATTGAAGAAGCGATTGGAATTCAGAAGTGAACGTAAACGAAGACGAACGCGGCAAAGCGGTTATACTCCGCAAGGTTCCTTGCGTAGTTGCTATAAGACAAATCCTTTGTCGTCGCAATCATGAACACTATTTGGTTAAACGACTGCCACATAACGAATGTGATGGCATTGGGCTAGTTTGCGGTATATGTGACGCGACCGCTCACATGATTTTCGATGCCATCGAAAAGGAAGGATCGAAAAGATGACATCTTTAAAAGATGCGTTTGTTGAAAACACAAAAGAATTTATCCTATCAGATGACGATTGCGATGATGTTCGTGTTAAACAAGACGACATTCTTGAAATGATTGCCCTTTATCAAAAGGGCTTAGGATCAACAATAGACATTGTTGCAATGACTTATAATCAAGCAAAGGACCTTTGCAAAGCGATTTACCGCTTGTTACCAAATGAGGTTGACCAAAATGTCGTTTCTTCTAGTGGCGATTGATCCCAAAACCGGCAACATTCGCTCCTTTCATGCGGCTGCGCTGCATCAGGGGAATGTCGAATATATTAGCGAAGTAATCGAACGCCAGCTTGAGAAGGTTCGTGCGCTTGAGCACAAGCCCGATGTGCCGGCTCGGTCAACCGTATCCACGTTGACGCAGTCCGAGATTGCTCGGAATAGCGGCTTTACAGGCAACGCTTGTGAGCAATGCGGAAGCTTCAACTTGCGCCGGACTGGCACATGCGAGACTTGTGAAGACTGTGGTTGGAATAAAGGCTGTGGCTAAACGGAGTTAATATAATGGGCATTTACTGCAATCCAGTATCTCTTAATACGCCATATAAGCAAGATTTCTTTCGTCTGGCATCTGAAAACGGACAAATTATCAAAGTCCGCGGCATTACAGATATGAAAGACTATCTTGAAAAGTTTGATGTTACTCGCACAGAAAAGCACTATGGCGTTTGTGTTGTGTCAAATGGTCCTTTTGATGCTGCCGGCATTGCCCATCCGCGCGATCAAGAGCTTGCTGAATGGAATGTTCCTGATCAAAGGCCAAAATCTTTCTATGTTTGTTCTAGATCATGGCTTGTTGAGCAGGACCCTTTGCTTGAAGAATTGCTTCCATAATTAAGGGATTATAATAATGCCTAGAACTCTTGCAACAATCGACAAAGAAAAGTTCAAGGAACTTCTGAATGCCGGTGGTATAACAGCAAATAGGTTTGGTCTTCTGACCGGATATCATCCGCAAAACGTGTACAACTACACTACTGGCAAGACCAACGTTCCAAGTAGAGCAGCAAACTTTGCTTTGCTGTTGGCTTACCTTGGGCCAGACAACTATGAAAAGATCATCGCTCAGATGAAACAGAAGTTCGGTATATATTTCGATACGGAGTATACTAATCGATATGAATAGTCATATAGAATTATATATAGCCTGGGCTGTAATAATAGCCTTCTTTGTAGTGTTTGTTTTTATAATAAAGGACCTCTCTAAGGAGACTTGGGCTGATATAATCAGAACGCTCTTTACTGTTATGGCTATAGTGCTTGCCGCGTTTGCGCTCATTTGGGCTATAAATACAATTACCGCTTCATTGTAATGAATTGCCCTCATGATGGAACAGGTAGACATGTCTGACTTAAAATCAGATGGCTTATGCCGTCCGAGTTCGAATCTCGGTGAGGGCACCATTATCATATGAATATTAAGGATCGCAATATGAAGTATAATCTAATAGCAGTAGCAATTGGTGTTGTGCTTGGAGCCCTTTCGATTTTTATCCTTGTAAAGACAAGACCACAATGCCATGAAAACGAGATAGCTATTCTGTCACGAGGATTCGAAGGTTGGGCATGTGCCAGGAGGCCATAAATGTTCAAATCATGCGCTTGTGACAAATGTAAAAAGTGTTGCACTTGGAATCCCGGATGGATGATGCCTGATGAAGCAGAAAGGGCAATCAAGTCTGGATATGCTCATAGATTAATGATTGATTGGTGGGTTGAGACCGCTTTCAGAAACATTTATGTTCTTGCTCCGGCAGCAATTGGCATGGAGAGTAAGAACGCATTAACAGATGACGAAAGAGACTTCGGTCAACCTTTAGGAACTTGTACATTTCTCGATGAAAATAAACTCTGTCAAATTCATTCATCTGGATTTAAACCATATGAATGTGTGAAAGAATTTGGCTGCGATACACGAGAGGAAAGTTTTCGGCCAGAAATAAAGCTTGCATGGGATACAAAAGAGGCGCAAGATTTGGTAAGCGTTTGGGCTAGTATTGTCGGCTTTGATCTTGATGATTTTAACCCTGAACCTTCCGATATATTTTCAGCCTTAGGAATTTCCAATGTCTGGTAAAGCTAGAGAGGCTTCAACTTATCGCGCTGCAAATCGTAATTATGCCCGTTTGCTTCGTGAAGTGAAGCGCGTCTTTTCTGAGCCTTCTCGTGAGGTTGTTACCAGCACCACATCCCGCGCTGTTCCTGCAAAACCCCTCCGCAAGATTAGCTGGCGCGAGGCGGTGCATTTTGCTAGACAAGAACTACATGGTAATATGGCAAAGCGAGCTAAGAAAAGACATTAATTATGGAGAGATCAAAATGAACGTCGGCTTAATTCTACTCATTCTACTGATCATCGTCTTGATCGGAGCCCTTCCGGTTTATCCTTACTCTGCTAGTTGGGGTTATGGCCCAAGTGGTGGTGCTGGATTGATCGTGTTGATTCTCTTAATTCTGCTCTTGACGGGCAGATTATGAATATTGTGTTTCTCATAGAACAGTATAAACTTAAGCAACTGAAATGCAGGTTTGGCTGTTCAAATCCGGCCGTTGGCGTCTTTCATACTCCTATGGGGTGCGTATGTTTTACTGATGAAATTCAAGCTTTGTGTGCGCAACATGCAGAAAAAGTCCAGTCAACTGGACCAATTACCTGTATCCTAGACTTCTATCCTGAAGGAAATTGGCGTCATGAAAAAGAAGCAAGTTGAAGATGATCCTGAAAAGGATATCGATGCATGCGACCATGTCGATGCAGATCAATCGGTTACTGAAGACGAAGACTTGCCTGAGACTAATTTAGTTCCGGGCTTGGATGAGGCTTCACCAAAGCCTAAGACCAAGAAGCGCGTGAACTTAGTTGGAAGTGCTTACTTGGCGTAAGTTCAAAACTAACTACTACAGCAACCACTACAGCAACAGCGAGAACTACTATGAACTTAGAAAAGATCACGGCTGATCAATTGATGATCATTTTTCATGGACTTCTATACAATAGGCATCGTCAGTCTCTTGTTGATAAATTCGGAGAGTTGACGGGAACTGATGACTATGAAAACAGAATGTCTATTCAGGACCTTAGAAAGCTTGTTGATCGCTTGTTTCTAAGCGCTCCTCTGCCTCATGAATTAAGGGAAGACTTGCCAAGTAATGTTGAAAAGCCCAAGAAGCCAGGACCTTCTAAAAACAACAAGATGGTTTTGCGCTTTCCTAGTTGGTTCCTTCGTGAACTTGACTGGAAGCCAAATGACGCTTTGGAACGTTGGCAGACTGCCGGAGTAATCTTAGAGAGCGATTGGGATTACAACGGAACTAAAAATGGACCAAAGGATGTCAGAGGCTTTCTTCAGAGGCTATGGGACGAAGAAAAAGAATGGGTTGATTATGGCGAAGATGATGGAGAACACAAGTTCTTTATTGTGATCGTCAAAGCCTATAATGCTTGGGTTAGGAAGGAAAATCGAAGGCTTTCTTCCGCCAAGTAGAGCAAGTTGATCGCCCGTCGTCTAACGGCAGGACTGAAGATTTTGAATCTTCCAATCTTGGTTCGAATCCAAGCGGGCGATCCATATTATAACGTTAGTTTACATCCATATGGAGTAATACCATGTCTTTCGCGAATAACTTCGATTTGCCACAAGTTCTCTTACGCGCTGGCGTAAAGGTTTCAGAGTATCCCAATTGGAAGACTCGCGGTCGCGGTATTCTAAACATTAAAGGTATAATATGCCATCATACAGCATCACAACCGGGCAAAAATGCTCCATCATTGGGAACAGTAGTAAATGGTCGTTCGGATTTACCTGGACCACTATGCCAAATATTATTAGGCCGAGACGGTACAGCGTATATCATCGCGGCAGGCCGTGCGAATCATGCAGGAAGAGGTTTGTGGCATGGTATCAGCAACGGCAACGGAAATATGCTTGGCATTGAAGCTGAGAATAGCGGAGTTGGTGAACCTTGGCCCGATAAGCAAGTTGAAGCATATGTTCAAATTTGCGCAGCAATTTGCCGATGGAAGAAATTTGGCGCCGAAATGGTTGCAGGTCACAAAGAATATTGCTTGCCAAAAGGCAGAAAGATTGATCCTGCCGGAATCAATATGGTTGATTTTAGGCTCAAAGTTGCTCAGATTATTGGCGGTGATGCTCCGAAACCGGAACCAATTGTTCCAGTGGACGACCAAGGGCGCGAAACCCTTAGACGTGGCGATTCAGGCGAAGATGTAAAGACCGTTCAAAAGGCAGTTGGTGCGGAGCCAATTGATGGTCAATTTGGTGCGAAGACTGAGTCAAAGGTTCGTGAATTTCAACGTCAACACCAGCTTGTTGCAGATGGTATAGTTGGACCTCGCACTTGGTCTATTATTGTGGATATTCTACATCTAGGAGACTGAAATTGACAATTCTGTTATTAGTAGTTTTGGCTCACAGCTTCTATGATCAAGCATGTTGCAGTGATCGCGACTGCCATCCGGCACCTTGTCCAGAAGTTATGAAAAATCTTGGAAGCGTAATGCAAATGCCTAGTAAAGATGGGCAATGTCACATCTGCCAACAAGGTGTTAATGTACGTTGTATTTACATTCCTCAGGAAATGTCATAATATGACGAAAGAACCAAATGAATCCGCAGAAGTGTCTTTTCCAGCTGTGGGAGATTTAGGACGACTCAAGCATGTTGTTATTTATGGAGATGAAACACAAGAAGGAACTTGGTATAAATACATAAATATGGAAACTGGAGAAAGTATTGAGGAAATTTCCCCGCCGTTTGATGACATCGTTGATGATGAAGGAGAGTAAAATGGGACGCATGGGACTTCTTTGGCTGTTAGGTGTGCCTATTCCAATTCTGCTAATTCTGTGGCTATTGGGATTTTTCCATTAAGTTTCTGACTTTCGCTAAATATTAGACTTTGTCTAATACTTAACGAAGTCACCCCTGTGTAGCTCAGTAGGTAGAGCGACTAGTTTACACTAGGAAGACGCGCGTTCGATTCGCGCCATAGGGGCCACTATTACATAAGTATTAGTATAAAAGGAAACGACTTATGACCGATGAACAATTGTTAGCGCAAGTGCAAATTGCTTTGCAGCACGCTCAAAGACTTTGCAAATGGATTGATGGTTTTAATTTAATTGAAAATTCTTCTAATTTGGGTGATGTTGGTAAAAAGATGTTTCAAGAAATAAAAGACGAAGCAAGGGTTAAAATCAATCAAGCTCTTAAGGATATGACAGATGGCAGTTGAAATGAACAATAAAGAACAGCTTCAATATGGTGCTCAGTGGCATTCCGAACCTTCAGGAACTTTTGTTCTGTTTTCCTTGAAAGATTATAATCACAATCTTCTTATTGATGGTATGTTGACGCCAACTGAAGCTAGAAAAATTGGTGAGTCTTTAGTTGCTGCGTCTGTTGTTGCAGAGAACAATACAAAAAAGATAAGTTGAGTCTTTGACTACAAAGTTGTAGTCTTCGACAACAAAAAGAGCGCCCCGTTTGGGGCGCCCAAGTCGGAGGGGGAAACGACAACCGAGTCGGAGCCGGATGGCTCAACTCGAAGGATAGGAAACCAAAGGCTGTTAGTCAAGGGATCGACCGATGAATGATCAGGCAAAAATTCATATCGCTCAGATTATGCAAACTCAACTTCGGGCTGGACAAGGTTTTGATTCAGTATTGAAGATGACAGAGCTTGTTGTTACTGGAATTATTCTAGTTGCTTGTAAATCACCTGCTAGCGACCTTAAGGGAGCCAAGCCCATTGAAATGCTTGACCATTTCCGCGATAATGTTGTTACTCTGTTGAAGTATCTTGATATGCCGGAAGATGTTGTTGAGGTTGCTGTTGCAAATGCTAGGAGAAACAATAATGGCTGATTCTATCATTGAAGACGCTTCAGATATTGACGAATTTTACCTTGTTGTATCTGAAATCGGTCGGCTAAAAGCTTACACAGAATTTACAAAAGCAACTGGATTGTATCCGGAGGGCGGTACTGGCTCACTTGTTGCTGTAACATATTGCGCTCTTGGTCTTGGCGAAGCTGGCGAAGTTCAAGGTAAAGTAAAAAAGATTTGGCGAGATGCAGGAGGTAAAATTTCCGAAGAAGTCCGCAGAGAACTTCTATTAGAGCTTGGCGATCTTCTTTGGTACACTGTTCGAATGGCAGATGAACTAGGATATAATTTTGAAGAAGTTATAGAACAGAATGTTCAAAAGCTTGCAGATAGAGCAAAGCGCAACAAGATTTCAGGAAGTGGTGATAACCGATGAAGCTTGGCATTCTAGACGGGGAAGTTGTAGGACTTGGCGCAGACGGCGATACCTATGTTATGAAAGATGCAAAAATGAACATTGATCCAAAATTTGAAATTGATCCAAAAGATCATGGCAAGCCCTATCCTGATGACAATCCTAAGACAATGCATGGCGTTCAAAAGCCATCAATGTTTAATGTGCCAACGACGGCTTTACTGCATCTAATGGGCGCAATGGCAAATGGTGCTAAGAAATACGGCCCTTACAATTGGCGCGACCAAAATGTTTCTGCTAGTATTTATTATGATGCTGCCATGCGCCATCTTATGGCCTGGATTGATGGACAAGACATTGCCGAAGATAGTGGCGTGCATCATCTTGGGCATGTTATGGCTTGTTGTGCTATTATTTTAGATGCTGAAGCACAAGGAACTTTGAATGACAATAGACCTGTCAAGGGGAAGTTTTCTGAGCTTATAGAAAAGATGACTTCAGAGAGGCCGAAAGCAGTTGTATCAAGTTCAAAGCAAGAAGCAAAAGAATACGTGCTCGATAAAATTAATTCTATACTTAATGCAAAGACGGCCCTTTCTTATGGTTATTATACAATCGATGGCCGCATTAAATCTTCTCATAGATTAAAGAAAAAGACTGAAGATTTAATTGGATACATAAATAACCTTCTTGCAAAACTCCCTGCACTTGGTAACGAAGAACTTCTTTCTTTTCTACACAATAGGAAAGCGGAAGTGGAACGTTTATTAAAGGAGGTTGATGACGACATTTCAAATTTTACGCAATTAGATGAATTTGGACTTCCACAATGATTCTTTTGTGTGACATCGATCATACTATTACTGACGCAGCTTGGCGCGATCCTTGGCTTGGTCAATGGGAAACTTACCATCCCAAGTCTGTTGACGACAAGCCAATTATGCCAGTAATCAAAGCTGTTAATGCTATGGCTTTGCTCGGTTGGCAAGTGGTGTTGCTTACAAGTCGTAATGAGCGCTGGCGACAGATAACTCTTGAATGGTTAGTTAAACACAAGGTATTAGCATCTGGATTAGTTATGAGGCCAGAAGATAGTTATTTGCCATGTCATGAACTCAAAATTAAACTAGCAATTGAGATTTTTGGTCCTAGACTTGAGGGAATAGGTATGGTATGGGATAACTCAGCCCAAAATCTTGAACCATTTCAAGAGCTTGGTATAACAACTATGCAGGTTAATTACTTAAATGGCACAGACGATAAAATTTCCTCGTAAGCTTGTTAAAATTGGCGATTGTTTAGCAGTTTTAGGCGATAGAGGAGAAATTAAAGGCCAACCCATTACAAATCGCAGACCATTAACATGTTATAATGGACAGGTTTGGCTTGCATCTAGATTGTCATTTCATTTAAATGTTAAGTCAATTGATAAAAATAAGAAAAATGGAGAAGGTTATGTGTGCCATGAGTGTGACAATTTTTGGTGTGTAAATCCAAATCACCTTTATCTTGGAACTGCAAAAAATAATCATGATGATTTTGTAGAAAGAAATCGAGCTAAATACGACAATATAATTTCAAAATTGACATCTAGAGATGCCAGAATTAAATCTGGTTTGTCTCAAACAGGCAAAAAGTTTTCTGAAGAAACAAGAAAGAAAATGGCGGAAGCTAAAATTGGAAAGAAAAGACCTAAAGAAGTCATAGATAAAATCAAAGCTTATCAAAATACTGATGAAGCAAAGGCCATTAAAAGTCACACACAAAAAACTAGAATTAGGTCTATTCAAGAAAGAGAAAAGCGTAGTGCAAGCGTAAAAGCCTCTTGGGTTTTAAGAAGACAAAAGGCAACTTAAATGATTGTAGTAGTTATGGATACGGAAACAACCGGTCTTTTAGGAACTGCTCTTGTAAGAGATGAATACAAGCCTGAAATAACGGAGTTTTACGGATGCAAAGTAGATTTATCAACAGATGATCCACCGCAAGAAGAGCTTCATTATCTTGCCAAGCCGTCTTTTGGTCCTGTGGCAGAAGAAATTGAAAAGAAGACGCATATCACGAACGAAATGCTCAAAAACGAAAAGCCGTTTAAAGAATACGCAGAACGAACTAGAAAATTCCTTCAAAGATCGGAAGCGGTAATTGCTCACAACTGTGCCTTTGATAAGGAAATAATC